GACGAATTCTTTGCTCAACAGAATCAAAAATTTCAGTTTTACCATTAAAACCATAAACCCCAATAACCTGCTCCCGTCTTCATCACCAAATGTTCCATAGTACCAAATCCATTCAAGGATTCATCAAACGTCAAAGCTCTAGCCTCTGGATCTGCAAAAATCTTCTTACAAAAATGTTTAACCGCATTCATGGTGTAAATAACTGGGACGACTCTTTCTGCCGCCACAGTATATTTTTGTGCCCCAGTAATCAATGGGTGCCTAGTAACACCTGCGACATTAACTGATATCTTCACACTAGGTAAATATTCATTAGTCCAATTACGATGTATGAAATCAGTACCATCTCCCAATGTTCGCTTACGATACTTAGTATTAACGGGTGTCCATCTCTGTAATGGACACCCGTTAATTTTAATTTGACCGACCAAAGGCATAGTATCAGTATGCCAAAGGTCTTTAAAATAAGCAGGAACCTCACTAATCTCGACTTTCGCAATTTCCTCTAAAATCAACGGTTCAACATGCTTAACCTCCTGCACAGAATCTAACAAAGTTTTTGCTAATTCAATAGATTCTCTGATTAAAGGCGTAATACCTACATTATGCTTAATTTCATTAGGCATCCCTAACGAATGCATTCCTAACAAACAATGCTGTGCACTAGATGAGACGTGAACATATGGTCTTCCACAGTCCCCATACTGAGAACCCAAAGCGCTCTTACCCACTAAATAAGCTCTATTCTTGAATTTCAGAGACGTTTCAAAACTAACAAACGCTTTACATCCTACATCTCCACATTGCAATCCTAACATTCTTGACGATTGTGCACTACCTGAATAAAAAGCCATATCATCAACAGTCATTAAATGTGACCAAATACTCTTTGCTCCAACAATTGTAACGCCTGGTAAACTAGCCAATCTTCCATCAAGCTTAAAACCCAAAAGATCACCCACTCCTTCTAACTGTGTTGAATTCTGGGTAGTCACACTAATAGGTACCCAACCCATATGCACTCCACGTCTACGTATT